ATGTTATGTGTGTGGTCATTCTCTCGGCGGCGCAATGGCAACTATCACAGCGTCACGCCTTGAAGAGTTTAGATCTGTCGAAGAACTTTACACATATGGTTCACCACGAGTCGGAACAAGATCTTTTGTAAAAGGTACTAAAACAACACATTGGCGATTTGTTAATAACAACGATGTTGTGACACGTGTGCCACTTTTCTTAATGGGTTATAAACATCACGGCAACCTTTGTTATATTAATCATTATGGAAAAATCAGAAAAATGACATTATGGCAAAGAATGAAAGACAAGATGAGAGGTTACAGAGATGGAATTCTTGATCCCGTTGCTGATCACGGTATGCCAAATTATGTAAGGTATACAATCAATGATTGAGCGAATGTTTGACGACACTCTGTGGATATATACAGCTATAGCCGGTTCTCTTTTTGGTGCTGCGTTCCTTGCGTATTTTAAAGAAACACGAGCCGGTATTTGGTGTTACGCTAAGCTAGATCAATTTCTTGACTATCTTGTAGCACGGTGGAAGTTAACATGGTTTGAACAACCGGCCGACGCATGGAGAAAAAAATATCCGTATGTCACGAAGAAAATTGATGAACTCGAAAATAGAATAAAGGAATTAGAAAATGAGAGATGATATTCTAGCAGCGTTTCAATCACACGCTAAAGGACATATTGATAAACATCGAATGAATGTTGAAGTATATCTTACTAATCCAGTTGGAGTTGGTGAACACCCAGATATTATGGAAGCAATTGAAACCGAAATGGAACAAATCGCTAAATACGACGATATGCTAGAAATGTGCAAAAAATATTTTAATGATTAAGAAAAATATTTTATAAAATATGTGTGCATTATGTGGGTTTACAAAATCCGCAGAATGATATATAATAGTTCAAGAATATAAAATCAGCAATAGGAGATAGTGATGGCAACAGCGCATGTTGACACAAGAAGGTTTTTGTCTGAAACCAAGTTTTATGAGGGATACTCTCGTTACAAGGATGATGATAATCGATATGAGACTTGGGATGAGGCAGTGGACCGTGTCATTGACATGCATGCTGAGAATTATAAGGACAAGGGTAACGCCCTTGCGCCATTCCTAGAAGAAGCACGTCAGGCGTATCGCGAACAGCGTGTACTCGCTGCTCAACGTTCTTTACAGTTCGGTGGTGAACAACTATTGAAACACCAGATGCGTATGTATAACTGTACGTCTTCCTATGCTGATCGTCCTGAGTTTTTTGGTGAAGTATTCTATATCCTATTGTGTGGTGCCGGTGCTGGATTCTCTGTACAGAAACACCACATCGCAAAGTTACCACAGATTCAAAACAGAACAAAACAGGCAAAGGGTTACGTGGTTGAAGACTCAATCGAGGGTTGGGCCTCAGCTCTTGACGTATTGATGTCTTCATACTTTGTTGGTGGTGGAAAGCATCCGGACTTTGAGGGTCGTCGGGTGTTCTTTGATCTCAGTCAGATTCGACCAAAGGGTGCCAAGATTTCTGGTGGATTTAAAGCACCAGGACCCGAGGGTCTACGTCGATCACTCGATAAGATCGAACACATGCTTCAGTCTATCGTGATGGATCAGAAAGAGCCTGTTGATCTTCAGCCAATCAACGTTTATGATATTACTATGCATGCAGCAGATGCCGTGTTATCTGGTGGTGTACGTCGTTCTGCTACCATTTGTTTATTCTCACCGGATGACGAAGCCATGATGACTGCAAAAACTGGTAACTGGTTTATTGACAACCCACAACGTGGTCGTTCAAATAACTCAGCCGTCATCGTACGTAGTGAAGCCAAAAGAGAAGAGTTCGCTAAACTGATGGAATCGGTAAAGCAGTTTGGTGAACCAGGATTCGTCTTTGTTGAGTCACCAGAGCATACGACGAATCCTTGTGTTGAGATCGGTATGTATCCACAGATCGATGGTGAGTCAGGTTGGCAGGGTTGTAACCTGACAGAGATCAATGGTGGTATGTGTAAGACCGAAGAAGACTTCTATAAGGCATGCCGGGCTGGTGCTATCCTCGGTACAGTGCAGGCAGGCTATACAGACTTTAAATTCTTATCACCAACATCAAAAAAGATCTTTGACCGTGAAGCTCTACTTGGTGTATCAATCACTGGATGGATGAATCAACCCGACATTTTGTTCAATCCAAAAGTACTTGAAAAAGGAGCTAAAATTGTTAAAGAAGTTAATCGAGAAGTCGCAGCCATTATTGGTATTAATCCTGCCGCTCGGACTACTTGTGTTAAGCCTAGCGGTAATGCTTCAGTCCTTCTCCAGACCGCGTCTGGTATCCATGCTGAACACTCGCCAATGTACATCAGAAATGTCCAAATGAACAAAGAGTCTGAGGTAACTCAGGCGATCATCAAATCAAATCCATACATGGCAGAAGAATCGGTATGGTCTGCATCAGGTACCGATGTTGTGGTGTCGTTTCCAATTATTCCACACAAAGGTTCAATGATGAAAGATGATTTGCTTGGCGTAGATCATTTAGAAAAAGTTAAACTGGCTCAAAAACACTGGGTCGTAGCAGGTACGAACGAAGAACTCTGCGCAGATAAAGGGATTCGACACAATGTTTCTAACACTATCATTGTTGATGATTGGGATGAGGTTGAGTCATACGTATTTAAAAACCGTGATGCCTTCGCTGGTATCTCGTTTCTTTCAATGTTTGGCGATAAAGACTACAACCAAGCACCAAACACGGCAGTAATCGACTCAAAAACTATGGCAAAGAAATATGGTGATGCCGCTATCTTTGCTTCAGGCTTAGTTGTTGACGCCTTGAAGGTGTATAACAACTTATGGGATGCGTGTTCAACAGCGCAAGGTTATGGTATTGACATATCACTTGAATCTTCAGAAAACTCAGCACGTGCTGATTGGAATCGTCGCTTTGATAACTTTGCAGCCAACTATTTAAAAGGCGATGTCAAGGCTGCTGAACATTGTTTGAAGGATGCTTATCTCTTACATAAATGGAATAAGATTCAAACTAACTTGAAACCTATAGATTGGAAAGATGGATTAACTGCTAAAAAGTATACCGATGTAGATACTATTGCATCGGCAGCTTGTGTTGGCGGAGCTTGTGAAATTGACTTCTGAGGTACCGTCACCTTGCATCCAGGTTTGTACCGTGGTTGATGGTTTTTGTATCGGCTGTGAGCGTTCGAAAGAAGAGATCGCAGAATGGCTTAGAGCTACAGACGAAAGAAAACTAGAGATCTTGGAAAGGATCGGTCAATGAACGAGTATCTAGTCGAGTGTTTTAGCTGTGACGATGAGATGATAGTCTCTACCGGTTCTGACATTCCGGCGTTTTGCCCACTATGTGGAGAAGATGATGTTATGGTTACAAAGAAGGAGTACGTGATAGACACAGATTGGTCTGAAGATGACTAATATATATCTGTATGTGGTACTATAATGGAAATGAATTTACAGAAACTCCCAAGGACTATCAAGGATTCGTCTACTGCATTACAGAACTGGATACAGATAAGAAATATATCGGTAAAAAGAACTTCTGGCGGCCTAAGACACTACCAAAAAATAGCAAGAGAGCTCGACGGGTACGTACCAAAGTCGAATCTGACTGGCGAGAATATTATGGGTCTAATCAGAAACTTCAAGTACTCGTTGAACAGCGAGGGGAAAGTAACTACAAAAGAACAATTTTGAGACTATGTAAGACCAAAGGTGAGATGAGTTACTATGAAGCAAAACTACAGTTTGAGAACGATGTTCTTTTGAGAGAAGATTATTATAACGAATTTATTGGGTGCAAGATTCATTCAAGGCATATTAGAGGATAAATATTATCATGAGACTGAACGTATATGAAGTACTTGAGAAGATTAAAAGTGCTAGAACGAAAGAGAAAAAGATTTCGCTCTTAAAAGAAAACGAGTCTTGGGCTCTTAAAGACATTCTTCGTGGAACGTTTGATACAAGCGTCGAATGGAACCTACCTGGTGGTGAACCACCATACACTCCAGCTGAACCACAATCTCATCCAGCTAGTTTATTCAAAGAACATAAGAATTTTGTATACTTCGTGAAAGGGTTTCGTGAATCCAATCGATTGACCCCTGTAAAACGCGAAAGTATCTTCCTAGGTTTGATAGAGGGTATTCACCCCGAGGACGCCAAGTGTGTCATTAATATGATAAACAAGCAAAAACCACACGGACTTAGTCGGCCAATGATAGAGGAGGCATTTCCTGGATTGTTGCAAGACTAATGTCCCAACCCGGAGACAAAAATGCCAGCAATTCAACTCGAAAGACTCAAGAATGACATCGCTTTATTAGATTCGTATATTCGTAAGTTAACAAAACGAGGGCATCTTGATCGAGTTACTAAACTTCTTGAAAAGAAAACGTTTTTAGAGGAAAGGCTAGCACGCATTTAATTGTTTACATCCCCTCTGTTTTGTGGTATAATTATAGTATCATAAAGCAGAGGGTTTTCTATTATGAATATTTTTGTCTTACACCAGGATCCAGTTGCCGCAGCTCAAATGCAATGCGACAAGCATGTGGTCAAGATGATTGTTGAGTCAGCTCAAATGCTATCAACGGCTCATCGCATGCTAGACGGTACTGTTCAAATCGCGCCATCAAAGTCTGGCAAGCGTATGGTTAAACACTATCGTCTTTTCGATGATCCAGAAATGGATCAGTTACTCTACAAAGCAGTACACTACAAACATCCTTGTACCGTGTGGACAATGGAATCACCCGAGAATTACATGTGGCACTGGCGCCACTTTGATGCCCTTTGTGAAGAATATACATACAGGTATGGAAAAACTCATGCCACGTCTAAATTACGTTCGCCATTGTGGGCCATGCCTCACAACATACCAATGGTGGGCATGACGCCATTCAAGTTAGCGATGACAGCTAATCCTGAATGCATGGACCCGGAAGATCCTGTTGCGTCTTACAGGAGATTCTATATGACAAAACAAGACCGCTTTAAAATGGTATGGACAAAGCGGCCAACTCCGTGGTGGTTTAATAATGTACACAGCACTTGATCGTTACAAAATTTTACAAGATGAAATTAGAAAATTAGAAGCTCAGCTCCAGCCGACAGACACTGGCCATATTAGCACTGCAATCAGTGTGCTTGGCAAGCGTTGCATAGAACTTGAGGAAGAAATTAATGCCCGTCTACACCCTCAAAGACACTAAGACTCAAGAAGAGTGGGATGTCAATATGTCCTACGAAGATCTGCAAACTACGCTCGATGAACTAACTGACGTCATACGAGTAATGAAACCAAACCAGTTCATTACGCTACATGGTAGCACTATGAGTCGTACGGACACAGACTTTCGTAGTCATTTGAAATCGATTAAGAAAAAATATCCAGGAAACACGATTGATAATTACTGATGAATAATAGTATGAAAGTGAAATCACAGGATCTATATTCATTTGATCCTATCACTAAGAATCAAGAAAAAACATTCGATCTCTGGGACGAAGGCGAGAACCTAGTGCTCATGGGATCGGCTGGTACGGGTAAAACTTTTATCGCTTTGTATCTTGCTCTTG